CAGCTCCAAATACATCATCAGGTGTATTTTCACTATTAATAAGACAAGGTAATGATACTACTACTTCAAAACAAGTAGTTGAAACATTTTCAAACCTATCATTAGACCCACTAGCTACAAATTATGTTTCAAAAGTAATTGGTGATCAAATACAAACAGTAAGAGGATCAGGAACTGGAGTTTATTTACAATCATCTGGATCTTATCCAAATGCTTCAAGATATGTAAGAGTAAAATCAGTAAGTAAACAAACTCCTAATTATTTTGATAATAATGGAACAGCAAAATCAGAATTTACAGGATCTATTCCAATTGCTTCACAAGGAACATTTGGTGATGGAGTAGGTGATATAACAGGAAGTGGAAATCCTTCAAAATTCTACCAAGCAATTGATAATACAGATTCTCAAGGTTTAGTAGGAACAGATTATACTACAGCAATTAATTTACTTGCAAATAGAGATGATTTTAGATATAATATGATTACATCCCCAGGTTTAATTTTAGCAAATGGAACTTCAGGAGCAGGTTGGACATCAATTCAATCAAATTGTGAAACTAGAGGTGATGCAATATTTATAGGTGATTTAGTTAATTATAACTCTTCAATAACACAAGTAACAGGACAAGCAGCTTCAGTTGATTCTTCGTATGTAGCTTCATATTGGCCTTGGTTACAAGTAATTGATCCAGATTCAAGAGATTTAGTTTGGGTTCCAGCTTCAACAATGATACCAGGAGTTTATGCTTATAATGATAGAGCAGGTGAGCCATGGTTTGCACCAGCAGGTATTAATAGAGGTGGATTAGGAGCAGTTAATCAAGCAGAAAGAAAATTAACTAACACTAATAGAGATACTTTATATACTGCAAAAGTAAATCCTATAGCTTCATTCCCAGGACAAGGAATTGTAGTATTTGGACAGAAAACACTTCAAACTAAAGCTTCTGCTTTAGATAGAGTAAATGTAAGAAGATTATTAATTACACTTAAAAATTATATTTCACAAATCGCTGATACATTAGTATTCGAACAAAATACAGCAGCTACAAGAAACACATTCTTAAGTCAAGTTAATCCTTACTTAGAGTCAGTACAACAAAGACAAGGTTTGTATGCCTTTAAAGTTGTAATGGATAATTCAAATAACACACCAGATGTAATTGATAGAAATGAATTAATTGGTGCTGTTTATTTACAACCAACAAAAACAGCTGAATTTATCTACCTAGACTTTAACATTTTACCAACTGGAGCTACTTTCCCAGCATAAAAATGAAAAACGATAATATTTATAATAAAATAAAATAAAATAAAAAATGGCAGTATTAGATCCCAACGAAATATTTTTCACCGCTTTTGAACCAAAAGTAGCTAATAGATTTGTATTGTATGTTGATGGTATACCATCGTATATAATTAAAGGAGTTAGTGGAATGGGGTTCGCGCAAGACGGAATAGTATTAAATCATATAAACACCTATAGAAAAGTAAAAGGTAAATTAAGATGGAATGATTTAACAATGGAATTATTTGATCCAATCACCCCTTCAGGAGCTCAAGCAGTAATGGAGTGGACAAGATTACACCATGAATCAGTTACCGGTAGAGACGGTTATTCTGATTTCTATAAAAAAGATTTAACAATTGATGTACTAGGTCCTGTAGGTGATGTAGTATCAGAGTGGATTATTAAAGGGGTATTTATTAAAGATGCTGCATTTGGTGATATGAATTGGGATGATGACACTACTGTAATGAATATTTCATTAACATTAGGAATGGATTACTGTGTATTAAATTTCTAAAAGAAAATTTACATATTTTACATTTAAGCTTGGCTTCGGTCAAGCTTTTTTGTATCATATGTATGTATAATAAAACACAAGTTATTAACAAATAAAAATTATGAGCGAAGAAAAATTCCAATTCCCTACAGAATTTGTTGATTTACCATCAGAAGGTAAAATTTATCCAAAAGATCATCCATTATCATCTGGAAGAGTAGAAATGAAGTATATGACTGCTAAAGAAGAAGATATTTTAACTAACCAGAATTACATAGAAAAAGGAATCGTATTAGATAGATTAATAGAAGCTCTTACTATGAATAAATTTGATATTAAAGATATTCATCCTGGAGATAAAAATGCAATTTTTATATCTGCTAGAATATTGGGTTATGGTTCAGAATATAAATTTGAATATGCTGGAAAGGAATATACAATTGATTTAACAAAAGTTAAAAATAAACCATTTGATATTGGATCTTTAACAGATGAGGGTTATGGTACTTTTGAAATGCCCTCAAATGGAACTATAGTAGAATATAAACATTTAACTGAAAAAGATGTTGATAATATTACTCAAGAAGTATTAGGAATTTCTAAAATAAGTAAAGGAGCAGCCCCTGAAATTACTACAAAATTAAAACATCAAATTGTTTCAGTTAATGGAGATAGTAATAAATCTGAAATTCGTAAATATGTTGATACTTTCCTCTTAGCTCGTGATTCTAGAGCATTAAGAAATCATATTAGAGACACAGCTCCTGATGTTGATTTAAATTATGTAACTGATGATGGAACTACAATTTCAATTCCTATTACTATAAATTTTTTCTGGCCCGATCTTTAAATGATTTCCCAAAGTATCGGGTAAGAGTATTTCATGAAATACACGAAATAGTTTTCCATGGTGGTGGAGGTTACGATTTCCATACTGTATATAATATGCCCCTTTGGTTACGTAGATTAACTTTTAATAAAATGAAAGAATTTTATGATGCTAGAGAAAAATCTCAAAATCCAAAAGAAGCAGGTGAAATTGATATGGCAAATCCTGATAAATCCCAACTTCCAACAAAAAGAACAGTAACTCCACCAAGTTATGTAGCTAAAAAATTGAAAAAATAGTAGTTTTTAATATTTATAATAAAATTGCTATATGGCTGGACTTGATGGTTTAGGAAAAGATGACTTAAAAAGAGTACTTGATATTAGGGCTGCGGTTGCAGACGTAAAATCTGAAATATCATCAGCTAATAAAGAATTCAAAAAATTAGGACTATCCGTTGCAAATGTTAACAACGAAATTTCTAAAGTTACAGCAGCAACTAAAGGATTTGCTGATCTACAAGATGAAGCAGCAAAATCAGCAAATGCAACAGCAGAGGCTGTTAAAGGTGAAGCTAAACAATTAGCCATAGTAAGAACTCTTAATATTCAAATTAATGAGTTAACTAATAAAGCAATAGGAGCTAATGAAAAACAAGCAAAATTATTTACAAACCAAGCTCAACGGTTATCATCTGTAAGAGATAGTGCTCAAGATTTAGCAAATGAATTTGGGAAAATAGCAGATTCATCATCTAAATTAGATAAAGGTACAATGTGGTTTACTGCTTTTTCTGACTTTACAAAAGACATACCAGGTTTAAGAGTATTTTCTGGACCCTTTGAAGATGCAGCTAAAGCTTCAAGGGAAACCTTAATAAGTAATGCAAAAATAGGTGCATTACAAGATCAAATAAAAGATACAGTTGGGGATGCCTCAAAAATACAAAAATTAGATGGTAGAACTTTAACTAAAGAAAAATTAAAACAATTAAAGCTTGATAATATTACTGAAGGGCTCACAGGAAAAGCAGCTAAAGATAAATTATCGTCTACACTGACAGCTAATAAATCAGCATCAAGTGGTATAGCTGGGTTGAAAGCAGGATTTAAAGGATTAGGTGGAGTAATAACAAAAGCATTTGTTCCTTTAGCAATTATACAAACTGTTGTAAAAGCTATTTCAATGATAGTTAGTGCAATGTCTGCAGCATCAAAACAAACAGCTCAATTTTCAAATAATTTATTAGTTGGTAGGGAAGCAGCTAGAGAACTTAGAGATGTTACTTTTGATACCGTTAAAGAATTTAATGCAGCCTCAAAAGCAGCAGGTGGTGTTGCAATAACACAAGAACAATTATTAAAAACTACAGAGGCTATTAATAAAAAATTAGGTTTTCAAGTAAATATATTACAAGATTTTGGGGGAGAAATGAAAGCAAATGTAGCAGAAGCTACAATGATGTCAGAAAAATTTGGTTTAAGTGCTGATGCTTCCGCAAAATTATTTTTAGAGTCAGTTAAAACTGGTAAACCTCTTAAAGAAATGACTAAAGAGTATTTTGGTCAAGCAGGATTTTTAAGTGCACAAGAGGGACTAACAGCTGATGTAGTAGGTAATTTAGAAGAAGCAACAAAAGTATCAGGAAATTTAAGAGCTAATTTTAAAGGTAGTTCATTTGCAATTGCAGGTGCTATATTTAATGCAAAAAGATTAGGTTTTGAATTAAGCCAAATGGAAGGAATATCTGGTAATATATTAGACTTTGAAAGTTCTATAGCATCAGAAATGGAAGCCGAATTACTTACAGGTAGACAGTTAAACCTAGAAAAAGCAAGAGAAGCAGCTTTAACAGGTGAAACTGGGGTTCTAATGGATGAAATATCAAAACAAGTAGGAACCCAAAAAGACTTTCTAAAAATGAATGTTATTCAAAGACAAGCTTTAGCTAAAGCTGTTGGGTTAGAAGCTAATGAATTAGCTGACATGTTTGATAAAAGAGCTAAAAATGATGCATTAGCAAAGAAAAATTTAGAAATTCAAAATAGACTTAGAAATGAAGGTAATTTAATTCTTGGTGATAATTTTGATCTTGAAAAAGCTTCATTACAAGAAATTAGATTAGCAGCTGAAGCTGCTGGTACATCAGAAAAAGAATTAAGAAAAATTCTAGGTGATCAAATTTATTTAAGAAAATCAGAACAATCAGCAACTGAAAAATTTAATGAATCATTAGCTAGGGCAAAAGATATATTTGCTTCTTTTGTTGATGGTGGAACTTTAGATAGGTTAGCAAACTTTGTAGAAAGTTTTGTTACTAATCCTTTAGGGACTTTATTTAGTGGACCATCATCACCTACAGCATCTACAGTTACAACAACAGGAGGAACAGCATCAGATTTTATCTCAAGACCAGGCCAACCAATTCAAAAATTCAGAAAAGATGATGTTATAGTTGGTGGAACTAGTTTAGGAGGAGGAGGTAATAATAGAGAAGTTACAACATTATTAAAAGAATTAATAGTAGCAGTTAAAGAAGGTGGTGATGTTTATATGGATGGAAATAAAGTAGGTAAATCTTTAGCACTTGCAACTTCTAATATGGGATAATATTTATAATAAACAATAAT